CACGCCCCACATGGTCAGCATATCGTTTCGGTTCGTCGAAGTGATGTAGGGAAAGTTGATCTTGAATTGCCTGAAGTTGTACCCGTCGTCACCGTAAGCCTGCCCACCGTCGGAGATTGAAATCTTAGCGGTAGTTTCGTAGAGGAATTCCTGATCTGGTTTCATCCCCGGAAGCTGCAAGTAAGTTCCGAGGTCGAAACGGCCTATGGACATATATCCATCGTCGGTGGAAGTGCCGACAACGCGGAGCCTCCACCATTCTTTCGCCGTGGACGCAAAATAACCCAGCATGCAGTGCGAACTCCATGCCAGCGTAGTTGAGAAAGCCCCGATAAACCCGGAAGACGATGAAGCCTCAACGTATATGGTCGCGCTCGATGACACGTTGTGATTGAGCAAAGCGGCGTAGGTAGGGGCTATTGTAGACCCTGCGTTGACGATGATGTATTCCGTGGAAGCAACGCCGTCGCTGTGATAGACGCGCGAAAGCCTTGTGTCTGCTATGTTCGTCGCGGGATACTGCACGTCCTCACTATACGCCGTGTACGACGACGCCGATGAAATCAAGCTGTTGTATAAAGCCCTCATGATATAATCACCCGCTGGTGAATCTGGAAGCCCCCGTTTGCCGACTGATCAGAAATCCACTTGCCGACAAGCGCGCCGTCAAGGTATACGTTACCACCGCCGGCGCCGGAAGTATTAGCCCGGTCGATAGTCGGGCTACGGTCCGCGCGAGAGGCAATCTGGTCGAGTATTGCATCGGCCATCTCGCGCATCGCGGTCCGGCCCTGGTCCCCGTCGAGAGGGAGCGCGAACTCGCGGCCGGCTTCACCGATAATAGCCGGACCCTGAAAGTAACCGCCTTCGGCGAGAGGGGGAAGCGGACGCGCTGCTATGAGTGCGATCTGTGCCGCCGTGATAGAAGCCGTTAATGCCGTTAGAATACCGGCAACAACCGGGTTGTGCGACCAGTGCGCCCAAACGTTAGCTATACCGAGAGCAGCGTTTGACGTGGCTTGCGCGATGTCCATGCCCTTCTGAATTTTAGCGGCCTCATAGTTAACCTTGCGCTTCTCTTTCTCGATCTTCTCAGTGAGCTTCTTTTCGTCTCGGGCACGCTTTTCGTCGAGAGCCTTTAGCGCGGCATCGCGCTCCTTCTTGTCGGTTACCGTGGCCTCAATATTGGCCTTCTCGGCGTCATAGGCTGCCGCGATCTTTTCTTGTTCTCGCTGTTGCTCATAATCCAGTGCCGCGAGTCTATTGCTGTTGTAGGTCTGCCAGAGTGAAGACAGCGAGCCTATGGTTTGCGACATCGTTTGTGTCACGAAAACAGCGGTTACCTGTGCTTCTGCTGCGGCCGCTTTCTGTGCCTTGACTATTTCTTCGGTGGCTTTTTTCTGGATATTGACGCGATCATTTGCGCTCGACTCTTCGCGCTTTTTGCCTATCTCGTCATAAACCTGCTTTGTCTTGTCGAGGTCGGCCTGTATTTTGCCAACTGCGAATTGGTACGTAAGCGCCGCGCGTTTAGCATCAACGGCTCCCTGCATCGCCCCGGCCGCGAGCTGCTTGTTTCCGAAAATAGAATAAATCTTGCTCGACATCTCAGAAACGCTGGAAAGAATTTCAAACTTCGCAACCTGTATTTGTGCGCCCCAAAGCGCAAGCTGTTGATAGGCGAGTCTGAACGCTAGCACGGCCCTAGCCGCAAATTGTCCCATAGCCTCGCCCATGCTGATCGTCTCGTCACCGGCGTCGATCATGTCCTGAAGAAACAACTTCATCACGGGCGCGAGTTGTTGTCCAAAAGTACGAACGGCTATGTCGCCAATATCTTGAAACGTGGACCACATGCCCGAAAGAGTCTGTGATTGCTTTTCGAGCATCTGATAAAACCGACCACCCTCGCTTGTGGCATCGCGGAAAGCCTGCTTGACCATCTCGCTTGAGATAGCGCCCTGCTCCATTTCCTTTTTGAGCTGCGCCATCGACTTGCCGGTCTTTTCGCTGATGATCTGAAGCGGGTTAAATCCGGCGTTAATCATCTGCAATAGGTCTTGACCCATGAGCCGGCCGGCGCTGGACATCTGCGCGAATGCAAGCGTCAACGAGTCGAGCTTTTGCTGATCGCCACCGGAGACGTCGCCGAGCATCCGAAGCGTTGGCATTATCTCTTCGGCTGCGGCTCCGAAGTTCAAGAGCAAGAGCGCGTTCTGCTGGAGTGCGGCACCCTGGAGCGGAGTAGCGGCGGCGAACTCCTGAATCTCTTTCAGCATCGCCGTGGCCTTGCTTGCGCTACCAAGCATAACACCAAAGGCGACTGACTGTTTCTCGTAAGCCGCTGCGGCCTTAATACCAGAGGTTGTCAGCTTCGCAAAACCAGCTATCACCGCACCGATACCAATACCAGCGGCCACTCCGAGCTTTGAAAATCCCGCGCTCATGTCCTGTATTGGCTTGTCGGCACCCTGCACTTTCTCTTTGAGTTCGGCGAGGTCACGGTTGACTTGCGCCATCTGCGACGTTACCTTGACATTCAGTTCGGCTATCGTGGTCGCCATTATCTGTTATATGTCCTCACCCCACCGTCGGTCGTCACTACACCTTGACGCTTCAACGGTTCAGGCTCTTCAATTTCCGTCTGGTACTCTTTATCGCTCATGTGCGCGATGCAGGCATCGTAATACACCCACACCTGCGCCCACGTCATATGTCGTAAGATGTAATCAGGACTCGCCCAAGCGTAATGATTGCCTAGGCGAGTCATGATCCGGCCTAAGTGGATGGTTACGGGACCGCCGCCCCTTCCGCCTCGCCGTTTTTTTTTCCGTCATCGAACACTGCAAAAAAGATTGACATCATGATCGGCGTGAATGTCTTGATGGTGATCTTTTTCCGCAACCATTTCTCCTCAACGCTTTCGTCGATGAAATGGAACAGATCGTAGATCACCGGGAACATATGGTTATAGTCATCCGAAGAAATAAAAGTTCCGCCCTGCATCTTCTCGAAGATTGGCATCATCTCGTAGAACCTGAGAGAGTACTCGAACGGAACTTCTGAAAGATCGAATGACTTCTCGCCGACAGATACAATCCTGTCTTTTGGAATAAACGCCCCTGCTTCTGAAACCAACTCAGACATAAAAACCCCTTGTTACGAAGAATACGTCGCCAGATACGGATAATCCGTAGTGGTGTACATGCTCGACCGCGTGTCAATGATCGTGTAAAGCTGCGAACCAATCGTGCGCGAAGACTGAGCAACACCCTTCATCTTGAAGGGAATCTCGGCCACGTCAGTCCCACTGTCAGACACATACGGAATGGTCATAGGATCGGTCACGGATGCGTAGTAGATTATGGCCGTCACTGTCTGCGAAGACGTGGCCGCAGTGTGTACGAGCGTCACCTGCTGCGGAGTAACGGTCATGTTACCGCCGGAGTCGAAAGCGAACGTGGTAGTCGAGAAGGTGTCAATCCCGCCACGCATCTTCGCGATCTTCTGAAGGTTGAGTTCAAGCAGATTTCCCTCGACAGTGATGGTCTGGTTTTTGATGCCCTTTACGACCGTCGGAGTGTTATCAACTTCGATCTCGTAAGAGTCCCACGCCTCGGTAAGTTTAATCCCGCGAGCCGCGCCGAGGTCCACATACCCGCCCGAAGACGAGGGTATGAGCATCCGGGCCGAACCCATGAGGAAGGCGTCTGAATGCGCCCTTGTCTGGTATGCCATTGTTTATCTCCTGTATCGAATCAGCATATCAAGAATCTTGACATGCTTGTGAATTACATCGTCATATAAATAGACCATGTTGTCGTAGTACGTATTGACAATTGTGTACGTGCTTCCAGTAACCGGAGCTCCATAGAACCGCTTTACTTTGTCTTTAATCGCGTCGGCTATCTCAGTCGCGGAAGACATCGTGTCGGCATAGCAGGACCACTGAATCCTTTCGAGCGCCACTTCCGCCTCGTCCATCTCATCGCGCGAAATCGAGAACATCACCGCAAACGGGAGCGCCGTAGACGTGATAGACGACGGTACAAAACCGAGATAGAGCTGGTTTCCTATCTGCGGGATCGACGACGATGACGGAACGAGCATCTTTCGGAGTTCTGTTTCGATCATTTCACGCCCTGCATAACCCTGATAAACGTACGGGTAAATATTGCGTTGATAAGCCCCTTGCGCTCGTCTACCGCCTTGCGGAGAAAAGATTGCGCTCTCATTTTGCGAGTTCCGAACTCAACGTGCGGCGCGTACTCGACCGCAGTGCCTATGATTGCCTCGCCCTTTTTAGGCGGAGTGGTAACACCGTCTTTCCTAACTGGTCGGCGCGTGCTTGTGGCGTAGCTGATGGACTGCCTAAGCCTCCCGGTATCCACCGGGGTCAACAACTTTGCCTGCCCTTCTATGTCAAGAGCGACCGCGATCAAGCCGGCCTCGTTGGCGTTCTCCAGAGCCTTCATGACTTTATCGCCGTACCACTTAACTGACATGGCGCATGTCCACCTGATAGAATCGCCCCATTGTCATTGGATCGATGATTGACATAATCTGATAATATCGGCTGTCGTAGTACACGCGGTCGTTAACGTCTGGAAGATACGTCGAATACATCCGGTGTGTTACCAGCGCATAAGACTTGTTTTGGATGTACTGCTTATCCAGCGATAGCGGACGAATCGACGCCTTGACGGTCGTACCGGTGGACCACGTTTCCACGGTTTCCCCGGTAGTCGTGCTGATCGACTTTGTTGGAGTCTGAACCAGTACGGACTGCTTGAAGTAGTTCTGAATCATACGAAGCGAACCACGCTGTATTTATTGAGCGCCGAAGCTATGCCGTCTGGATAGCCTCCCTGCATACCAGTCTCAGCATAAGTAACCGAGTAGTCCCCGAGCCTTTCAGACAGTGGGACACCAAGAGGATTGTCGATCTTGAATTTAATCATCTGAGCCAAAACAGGCTTTGCAGAAACAGGAAATTCAATCTTGAACACGTCGCACGGAGTAAGCTCGTCCTCGGCTTTAAGCGTCGCCGTTGTGGAGATCGTCATCACTCCGGTAGTCAGACTCGATATCGTGTAAGGACCATCATTCCGCACTGAACCGTGAACATAAATCTCGTCTCCGGCGTAGAAGTCATAATCGGCTTCCCATTCGTTCGATGGGAGCGTTGCCGTTCCGGCAGAAGAAAAAGAAACATACCCGGAATACCGCGCGGAATCAGACTTGAAATAGTTGTTGGTGTACTGGAAGAATTCGTCAATCACCGCAGGCAGATAGGCGTCGATCAGATCGTCTGAAGTAGTGCTTGTGATACCAAGATATGTTTTAACCTCTGTTCTGGTAATAATCATGCCTTTCCTTCCTCGCTCACGGTGACATAAAAAGGATCGCCAGCCTCCTTAATGCTTAAATTGTGCCATCCAAAACTTCACGTCCTCAATCGCGCCGATGTGCTGCTGGATGGCCTGCTCGATCTGCCCGCGCTGCGCCATGAAGTTGTTAAGCTGAGTCTGGAGCCAGTTCATCCGGTCAGTCAATTTAACCATGATCTCGGTCTGATGCTCCTCGTCCTTCCCGTACAGAAAATAGCTTTTACACAAGTCCGATTCCTT